TTCCGTTTGTTTCATTTGACACAACGGAACTGCTCTCAGAAGGCATTTGTGCGGACAACGTGCTATGTCGAAGTCCATGTGTGAGAATGTCGGCACGTAAAGCTTCCCAATCATACTTCAATTCGTTTGCAACAATCTCGTCTACATCCTTCTTGTATGTATCGATGGGAAGAATACCATCGGCATACTTGGTGCGACCAAAATCGTGACACCATCCTTTCTCTTGTGCAAGTTTGTTAGACGCCTTGAGAAGGTAATACTGGAAGGCTTCGGTCAGGTCATGAACCAGTTTCCAGGCACCAGGATCATCATAATGTTCTCCGTGACGTGCAAGGTAGTGTGCAAGACCAATATAACCGATGCCAAGGGATCTCCGCGCCTTTGTGGCTCGTTCTGCAGCCTTGACTGGATACTCTTGATAATCAATCAGTTCTTCCAGCCCACGGACAGCCAGATCACACAGTTCCTCAAGTTCATCAAGGTTCTTCAGTTTACCCACGTTGATTGCTGACAGAATGCACAAAGCAATCTCAGCAAACTCATCGTCGATGTGGTTGAGAGGATAAGTAGGCAGAGTGATCTCCTGACACAGGTTACTCATCTCAACCTTATCCTTGAAGGAGGAGTGAGAATTGCAATGGTCGATGTTCATGATGTAGATACGACCAGTCTCTGCACGTTCCTTGAGAAGATCAAGGATCAATTCTTGACCACCAATGGTTTTTCTAGGGATCGACGTGTCTGCTTCGAACTTTCGATAGAGGTCATCAAACTCAGGAGTACCGAAAGCGTCATAAAGCCCAGGCACATCGTGAGGACTAAAGAGGCTAATGTCCTCGTTAGCAATAAACCGTTCGTAGAAGAGTTTAGAAATCTGGATGGAGTAATCAAGTTTGCGGACACGGTTGTCTTCAGTTCCTTTGTTGTTCTTTAGAACGATGATGTCTTCGATTTCTTGGTGCCAGATAGGAAAGTGAACAGTCGCTGAGCCACCTCTGATCCCGTTTTGAGTGCAACATCTGACAGTTGACTCAAACTTTTTGAGGAAGGGGATAACACCTGTGTGTTGAACCTCTCCGCCTCGGATCTTACTGTTGACGCCGCGGATGCGACCTGCGTTGATACCGATGCCCGCCCTTTGTGCAACGTATCTGCCAATAGCCATATCGCTAGTAAAGATACTATCGAGGGTGTCATCAACGTCAACAAGGACACAGCTAGCAAATTGTCGAAGTGGAGTTCGCACTCCCGCCATGATAGGTGTGGGAATGTTGATTTTGTGTCTGGAGATTGCATTGTAGTATCTGTGAACGTAATCCATGCGCGTATCCTTAGGATACTCAGCAAACATGGTGAGAGCAATCATCATGTACATAAACTGGGGAGTTTCGTATACCTTCCCCGTACTTCTATCTTGCACCAGGTACTTGTCAACGACCTGACGTAGACCTGCATAAGTGAATAACATGTCACGGCTATGATCAATCCAACCATCAGCCTTTTGAATCTCTTCGAGAGAATACTTGTTGTAAATCGCATTGTCATATACCCTCGCATTTACACAAGAGTTGATGTGATCGATCAAGTTGGGGAGTTCTTTCATTCTCCCATAGAGACTCTTTCTGGTTGCAAAGAGTAACAGACGTGCAGCCACGAACTGATAGTTGGGGTGATCCAGATCAATAAGATCACTTGCAGCACGAATCAAGATCTCTTGAATCTCTGCGGTTGTAACACCATCATAAAACTGGATACCAGATTTCATCTCAACTTGACTGGCGGAGACACCTGCAAGATCTCTACAGGCTTCTTCCACCATCACATGCATCTTATCTAGATCAAGAGGTTCAATAGAACCGTTCCTCTTTTTGACTTTGATCCCGTTCGTCATACCTTCTTCCAATCGTTTAACTTTAACTTTGCTTCTAATCCAGAGTAGATGTTACATTCTACCATTTTCTGAACGTCCAGTCCAGAGAGAACCATATCATTTAGATCTTTTTCTTGAACCTCCTTTGGAAAGATTACTACTTGATTACCGTTTCGTATGGCTTGGTCAATCTTAGTAACGATTTGTCGGTTTCTCGGTTCATTGTCGAAGACGTATACGAACTGATAATTGTAACCGCGCAAGTCAACATCGCTACCGCACATAGCAATACTGTTCCTGATGAAGGTGGAGTCGAAGGGCCCTTCTGTGACGAAGACTGGTTTCTTCGTATCAACTTTGTCAAGTCCATAAATCTTTTGAGCATCTTCATCCAACATGATCGTGATGTATCTCAGTTTCGAATCAGCCTGTAGAGCACGACCCTGAAAACCAAACAGTACACCCTTCTCATCCCTCAAGGGAATAATGATTCTTGGTTCATCATATTTGATACTGTCGAAAGTTTGTTTGTGTTTATTGGTCCACTCTTTAAAGTTGGGACAAAAATAGAACTTCGACAGGTCTTTCATTCCTCGCCCAAGGAGATAACCTTGAGCAAAGTGTGATGTATTTAGATCTGAGACCTTGGTCAGCTCAGAACAAATGTCTTTAGATCGAAACTTGGGTTTGGGAAAATTAAAGACTGGGTTGGGTGTATTAGAACCCTTCCCAGTCAGACCTTCTTTGTACCTCTCCATGACATACTGATCATGGAGATTCATGTCTTGATCTTTTAGAAAGTTTGCAAGTGTCCTACCAACCCCACAGTTATGACACTTGAAAACGAAATCGTTTTTCTTTACGAACAGGTATCCTCTACACTTGTTCTTATACTTCTGACTGTCGCCACAATACGGACAACGGAAGTTATATAAACCTTTCTTCTTCTCAGCGAACTTGGTTAGCCGTACTGAGACCAGGTTGATGTACTTGGTGTCGATGTAGTTCAATGGAAGCCAACTGGGGTGTGTCCATCATAACATGTCCAGCGTCAGCCTGCAAGATCTTCATGACCATTCCTGGTCCTCCACCTCCCATGAAGGCCACGACTGCAATTCCTCCAAGGGCTCCCCATAACTTTCTTTCAAGTAACTGGAGACGTTGTAACACTCCCTCATGGTCTCGATCCATCGCAATGCGTAACTGATCAATTTTATTGAATAATACTTCATCAACTTTCTCCTGCTTGCCCAGTCGTTCCTCATGAACGGCAAGCACCTTAGATACATTATTATTTACTTCCGCAATTTTATCAATCGCGGCATCTAGTCGCAGGAAAAGTCTTTCGAAATTCTCTATCCGTTCTTCTAATACAGCTACTTTGACTTGACAATCAGGATGAACGTCTGCCATTTGCGGTAGTTTTGTAAACGTCGCCCTTAAATTTCAACAGGCGGTTATAGAACGTTGTAATCTCTTTTGGATAGTTCTTATTCTTCTTCTTTCTTCTATCAATACGACCAAGTGCAGGATCATAACCAGCCGTGGGACCTTTGGCTGCAGAGGATGAACCAAAACCACCACCTTCGCCAGGGGCATTGGCTACGTTGGTGATTTCTTCTCTGAAGTAATTGATAACCCTTTCTAGTCTTTTGTCCATTAGACCAATCTCAATTCTCTAAGACAGTCAATATCTACATAGATGTCATGTATTTGACCCTTGGGGTACTCAGGTAGTCTACCAAGATATACAATGAAAGCTTTCATTGCAGACCAAAGATCACTATCGATTTTATAGAACAACAGGGGAGTTGCCGCATCACCAAACACGTTGTACACACTAATAAAGTGATTCAACAGTAAGTGAGTCTTGAGAACTCCCGTTTTCTTGTATCTTCGTAGAAGACGTTTGATGTATTTGAACCTTTTCATATCATCATAAAAATCCTCTTGCGTAATTGCTTGAGGATTTTCATAATGTTTGATCGCAAACATCATGTAGTTGTCTTCATTCAACTCATGAAATAACATACCCCACGGTACAACGTGGGACTATTTATCAAGCAGGGAGAACGAAAGTGCCAGTTCCTTGATTGTGAGTTGTGATACCAGACATTGCAACAAATGTCTCACTCTTAACTCTCAGATTGCCGTGGCAATCAACGTAAGTGGTAACACCAACCCAACCAGCATGAGCTCCTTTGTACTGAGAACCAGTTGCAACTCTAGAAGCTTGCATGGTCTCATCAACACCATACACTTTACCAGTGTATCCTCTCTGTGCATTTGCAGAGGAAGGTGCAAATTCTGGAGACTCATCCAGATACTTAGGTCTTTGACCAACAGCGAAAGCAGTTGCAGCCAGACCAGCAATTGTTCCAGCAGCAAGTGCGTCAGTGTCAACCAGTGTCATGGATTCGGTGCCACCAATGGAGGCGATCACCGCAAAACCAGAAGTACCACCAGTACCAGCGACACTATCAACACCTTGGCCAACGGTAAGAACGTCACCGACGCTGAAGTTAGTGAAAGTTGTTGCAGTTCCCGTAACGGTGGTTCCACTAACCGTGACAATACCAGCAGTGGCGACCGTTCTATTATCGTTATTGCCCCAAAGAGCCATGGTTTGTCCCTGTAATAATTTTTCCTATAATTTATTTATAAAAAAAGGAGGGTTTAGAACCCTCCTGGTAATTATCCCTCTGGGAAGAGAGCTTTTTCTAAGTGTTCGACAGCAAGATCGTCAAGGTCATTGTCCGTTCTGGCTACGATGCGTTTTAGAACCTCAACAACAAGTCGTTTGGCTTGGTCAGATTCAACTGCTCTTAGAACTACACCCTTAGCTAAGGGGAATAAAACAGCCCACATGATACTACTAGCGGCTACGTTCTATATAGCGATCACGCTTTCTTTTTTGCAATTTTGGTTGCAGTAGCGTACATCACTTCTTTCGCACGATCACCATAACGGGCTGCGAAACCTTTCTTGTCCTTCTTCATGGACTTGACGATTTCCTCTTTCTTTTTCATTTCAGGTTTGGTGAGTTTCTTCTCATCAATGACTTCACCCTCAACTTCAGTTTCCTGGTTGAGAAGTTCCATTGCTTTGCGTCTGCTGTCAGCATATCTTTGAAGTCCGTATGAGGCTTGACCAATACCAGTTCCAGGTTTGATCTTCTTTCCTTGTTTGGCAGCATCAACACCAGACTTCGAAGCTTGTCTCGCTCTATGGATTGCAGCACCACCAAGAGCAGCTGCACCAAGAGCAAGACCACCCGCTACCAAAGGAGCGAGTTCATCAAGTTGATCACCTTCTGGTTCAAACCCAGCCTTCTGGACAGGAGGCAGTTTGGCACCAGTTGGTTTTGGTTCCTGACCCTTAGGGAAGATTCTCTTACCCTTTTCACCAGGAAGGATTGGACCAGACTCAACAGCCTCTCCAGTCACCATCTGTTTAATCTTTTTGACAGCCTTACTTGCGTTCTGTGGAAGTTCATCCACAAACTTTGCAACAGGAGCAGGGACTTGTGGTGCAGAACCACCCTTTACGGCCTCTTCAACTTCCTGACAATCAACTAACTCAGCACCAAGACCTTCAGCGATCTTTTGAGGATCAAACTCTTCGCCCATAGGTGGGTTGATAACAACCTTGTTGTTTACCTTCCCACCCTTAATCTTTTTTGCGTCTTGAACGTCAGTGATTTCCTTGAGCTCTTCTCTCCAGTTAGAGAAACTCTCTTTCTTTGTACCTCTCTTCTTCATGGCCTTACCGATGGCCTTTCTTCTCTTGTGGAGATACTCATCACTCTTATCGGTGTCACCATCATTATCAATGTCTGCATCTTCTTGACCGACAGGATCCATACCTTCGGTGGTGACACTTCTCTTCACCTTACCTGCTGGTTTTGCAGCAGCTTCTTTTTCCTTCTTCTCTTTCATCTTCTTCGCCTTGACGGCGAGACCACCACCCTTCTCTTGGGCTTTCTTTTCACCCTTATCCTCTGGAGCTTCACCCTCATCGGTCATCTCAACAGAGGCGATCTTGGGATCAGCACGGAGTTGTGCGATCTTCTCACGGGTTGCATAACGGATGTAGGAAGAACCAGTGTCCTTCTCCTTTACACGAACCTTATACTTGGTTCCAGCTGCAGTCTCTTTGGTTTGAACTTCTTGGAGTTCCTCTACCTCTTCTCTGGTGAGTTGAGTCTTGTCACCACCCATAGGTCTTGCAGTCTTGCGACCAGCACCAACTGGTTGCAGAACTTTCTTGGCAGCCTTACCAACTGGGTTGGTGTTCATGAAGTTGGCAGCCTTGTCAAGAGCACCCTTGACTTTACTTTGCAGGTCTTCTACCAGTTCAAGATCACCGAAGAACTCATCCCATTCTACAGACTCTTTGAATCCAGAAAACTTGTTTGCGAGAACGGCTTTCTTACGGGTCTCAATGTCAAACAGACTTTGATTAGCCTCAACAAATCTGGCAAACTGTTTGACACTCATCTGGTATCTTTCAGCCAGTTCGGTGAAAGCACCAGACTTTCTCATGAGAACCATCTCACAAGAACATTCCTTGTCATCATCACGTTCTTTCTTTGAAGACTTCTTCTTCATCTCGACTTCCTTGGCTTCTTCAGCCCCTTTAGCCGCGATCGATGAATACGATTCTACGAAAGATTGATATTCAGATCTGACTTGTTTAGAGTCCTTCATCTTTTTCTGGATTTTCTCAAGTTTTGCCTAATCTTATTTATAAATGGGTATTTCTGTCCAGGTGTCATAGAGACTGCATGATCACGATATGCGTCCGTTCCAATCTCATAAACCTCAATAAGGTCCCTCAACCAGGACTTAAACATGACACCTTCCTTGGTAACTGCGATGACATGATTGGCACCACGACGGGTTACTTCTCCAATCAAGCCATGGTTCATGTTCTCCACCCAAGAACCAACTTGAAAAAGTTTTTTAGTAATGAAGTGTTCACGAAGAGACTGGGGAAACAACTTAGGGGCAACTTCCCATCCCTCACTCTTGACATTCATTCTCTTACGAATGGTATCGAAGAGTTGTCTGGTTGTTTTATCGTCCAGGTTCTTACTTACACCACTACGGAAGGCTGCAAAGTCACCATCTAGAGCTGCCTTTCTAAGTTTAGAGGCAGACATACCCTCGACACCTTGGGCATCGGCATTACGTTCGCCGGCTGAGACAATGTTAATCTTGTCAAAATTGTATAACTTTCCGTTGTATTTGTTCGCAAGGTTCTCAAACTCCTTGACCCTATCTGAACCAACCACAATATTGACAGAGGAGTATCCTTTTGCATCTGCAGCCTTCAATACGTCAAAAATGTTTCTGGTCTTCTCATCATCAACAATCGAGTTTGCATGTTGAGGGAAAGCCTTACGCATGTACTGAACCTTCTCACCAGCAGGGAGTGGGTTCTTCTTTGGATCTTCACTACGGGATGGGTAGATACGATACTGACCACCCTTTCCAGCAGTTTGACTGATTGTGTTGAGAAGTTTTTCGTGACCAACAGTAGGAGGATTGAAACGTCCAAATCCTACAGTCAGTGTCTCACCAGTCTTCTTTGTCTTCTCTGGTTCTGGTTTCTTTTGTTCTGGTTTTTTCTGTGGTTCTGGAACCATCTTTGCAGCCGCATCAGTCATCGGCTGACCTGCGGTAGGACGATTACCAAAGAACTTCAGGTTACCACCAACGGTCTTTGCAACCAACTTACCTTCTTTGTCATAGTAATCACCATGACCATCACTCTTAAGACCCATCTGTTTGGCCTTCTCAGATGCCTGAGTTGCGGCCTCAAGAATAGTTTTAACGCGATTGAAAAAACTCATGCTTTGTCCCAGTTCTTATCGGCGGTGAAGTTGGCTCTTGAGAACTCTAGTCTATCAACTAACTTGAGTGCATTACCCGAACGGATGGCCACAAATCCTTCTGGAGCCGTGACTTTGTATCCATTCTCAGTACGAAGGAAAGTTCCCAGGGTTTGAACTCTCTCAAGTTTACGAATAATAAAGTTCTTTGCCTCAATCAAATTCATGTAAGAGGCAACTGTGAAGTAGATAGACTTTTCGTTCTGTTGCAAGAACTTGAGTCCGTCTGTTCGCATTTGTAAATATTTATCTTGGGCCGATTTCGTCTTCTTTGATGCAATCTCTTTGTTCAACACACCTGCATAGAAAGCTTTGAAGTCTTGAACAACGTCTTGTGCATTACGGATTGGTCTACCCTGACGAATGTAAGAGTTGAAGAACTGTTTGAACAACACATTCATCATGAACTTACTCTGTCCAAAAGAACCAAGTACGTTAAGGAATGCACTGGCTTGTTTGAGTGATCCCTCTGCACGATTAACCAATGTATCGAACTGACGTTTCTCAACCTGATCCATCTTCGCGGCACCAGTTGCATCAGTGAAATCAGAGCTGAATACCACTACATCTGGATTACCTTGAAGTTGAGAAACACTTGCACCAAACTGTGCATTCATGTCTGCGAGAGTGGGACCAACGTAAGTGGTGTGAAAAACAATACCCAACTTAGAACGTGCAACCTTTGCACCTAACGCAGAGTTGGTTGGAACTGCATAAACAATCGTGTTTGGTTGAAAAACAATAGACTGTTCTCCATTCACCAGACGGGTATCTTTGTCATCAGTGTACAAAAGATCACCCTGAAGAACTCCTTGGATGGGGAGTTTTGAGAGATATTTGTATGCATCTTTCAGTTTTTGAGCCAACTGACCTTCATACATGCGGTCAGCATCAGCCTCACTGTAGATGACTTTGGGTGCAGTCTTGGCAAAGACAGACTTGGTTCCAACAAAGAACCGTTGCGAGACTGGATCTTTACCACAGATGATTGCAGGAGCTCCATCCCACTTTGTCGTCACCCTGACGTTGGACTGAGGACGAGTGAGCATGTCTCCCAGTTCATGAAGGAACTTGATTGCATTGAAACCACCTTCCGTCCCCTGGTTGAGGATGTCGTCTTCAAGGTGTTCTAGGTGTGTGTTCTTGGCCATGTCTATAGGATACCTCGAAACTCCTCTCTTGTAAAGCGGCGTACACCACCTGTAATTCTGGACCTGTACACGACCAGAACCCTGAGACCCTTCCAGTTTCTGTCTCGTCCAAGACCTGCCTGACGGCTACTGTCCCTACGGATCAGGATGACTGGTTCCTCATCAGTTCCTCGCACCTGACTGAGTTGTGTATACAGTTTCGTTCCAGTGATTGTAAGAGTTTGACTAACTGGATCCCAACTACAGTTAGGACTTTGAGCACTCATGAAAGTCTGTTTTAATACAGCACCACCATTCGCAAGAATGTCCGATCCAAAGATAACGTTAGTGGCTTCATCATCCGTTGTTGGAATTGCAACACCACTTACACCATTACCAAAGATAACATCACCAGATGCATTTCTCGATAGTTGAATTCTACCAGTTCTTGATAACTGACTTAATACATCTTTAGCTCTATCACCAAACAAAGTATCAGCAGATTCCCACATCTGTGCATTGTTCTGTTTTAGTGAGATTGGAAAAACAGTTCCATCAGCTTTGACCAAATTCACATCAGATTTGGCTCTACCTGCGGTCTGGGTTCCAACAGAATCTGCACGAATTACATTATTGATAACAACAGATCTGGATCCTTGAACTAATGCAATACTGATACTTTCATTTGTTCCAGTTCCACGAACAAGATGATTGTTAATACATGCAATCAAATTATTTTCGTTTCCAAGACCAGCGGATCCACCACCCTGTCTACTAGCTGGTGCAGTATAAACAAGAAAGTCTCCAACCTGTACTACTCCAAGACTAGAAACTTGATTTCCACCAGTTGTTCTGTTACCTCTTCTCACTACTGGAGTTCTATAGTCTGGGTTATATGTGGCACCATCCTCAAAGAAAAGAGATTCTATAGCTCGTAGAATTGCAACACGATCTCCATCCGCAAGAACACATACTCTAGTTCTAGTTCTGTCTTTGAATCGCGTGTATCCTGCTGTCCTAAGACGCGATTCAATTTCGGTTGTATTACTTACAGCCATGAAAAAAGGAGGGTCTTAGCCCTCCTATTTATTTTGTAAGTAATCCCTCTCTTCTTGATAAGGAGTATACTTACCAGTTTTGAGTTCCCATGCATGAATAAGATCTGGAATCAACCACTGGTCCACCCTATAACAATACTTCCAGTTGACTGGTTGAACACAGTTCAATACCACAACCATGAAGAAAGCTTTCAGGTGAATCCAGATACTAAGCATACTTGTCCCAGAGTTTGCGAATGTTCTGAGTGATACCCATACCACCAGTGAAGGTTTCTACCAGTTCACCACTGTCATCGGCAATCACCAACACAGGAGTGGCTGTTACACCATACTTTTTGGCAAGTGCAAGGTTCTCTTCAGGAATAGGTTCATCACTGAAGTCTTCAAGATAAACTTCTTCGATCAACTCTTTACGATCATCCTTAAGTGCATTGATGTATCGTTTGACGAGCCCGCAAGGTCCGCAAGACTCTTTGGTGAACATAATGAACTTCATTCTTTCAGAGCCTCCTCAATCGCATCATCCAGATCAGTGACAACTTCACGGATCTCAAACACCCGTTCAGGTGCGGTAGGTCCATAAGAATAACCTTTCTGGGCTTCAAACAACACCTGACGAACCACAGCGGCTTGATAGGTGGACAGATTAATAGTTACAGTTTTCATTCGTCATCATCAAAGAAAGTACCAAAGGAACCACGACTTCCTGGTTCACGACTGTCAAGTTTATCAAACAACTTGTCAATCTTTTGCAGTTGATCAATGTTCATGATCATGTCTGCGATTTGTTTACCGACGTAAGGTTCTTCCTGACGTGCGGCAAATGCAAGTGCATTGCGTAGAGCAGCCTCAGCTTCTTTGAGGGATCCCTCAACAGATTTAGATAGTGCCATCAAACATCACCTTGTTTACGATTTTCAGAGAAGTGTACGTCGAACGCACCTTCAGGATAACGCGAGATAAGTTTCTCAACGTTCATCTCAACCACTTCATCAAGTGACACACCAAGACCCATACAGGCTTGCATCACATACCACATGATATCACCCAGTTCACGTTTCAGGTGAAACAGGTTGTCTTCATTCACAGGTTTACCTTGGAAGACAATCTTCTTCACAACCTCAGTAAACTCACCAGCTTCGGCACACATACCTACAGAAGCAGTAAGCAGTCGCTCGGTAGGAAATCCTTGATCGTTGAGAACCGCAAGGCGCTGGCCAAAATCGTAATAGTTCTTACTTGGGTTGGAAGTGACTTCATTTACAAACTCTTGATACTTACCATAATCAACGCTCATTAGAATTTCAACTCCGCGAATTTGTTTTTGAATTTGTTTTCTGGTTCATCATAGTCCGCATCCTGTCCATTGTCAAGAATGTCTTTCTGTGCGGATTGTTCACAATCATACAGGCGCATCTTAGCCCTGTCAATCCCAACGATGAACCTCTTATTAATGGTGGGATCGTTATATCGATTCTTCAACTGCTTAACCATGATCTGGCCCAGTTCTTCCAACTCTTCCGTGCTAATAAGAGCAAACATAAGATCGGCAGTAGCAGGCAGACCAAAGGATTCACTAGTATCAGTAAGTTCAACGTCAGAGCTCCCATAACCACTCCTAGTAGTTTGGGTAGCCGAAACAATTGGAACACTGAACTCAACCGCGAGACCCCTGAGTTCTTCGGCGATAGCCTTGATGTGGGTATAAGAATTAACATTACCCAGTTTTGAATACCGACTGGAAGCACAAATATTAAGATAGTCGATAAAAATAATATCAGGTCTAAAAGACTTCTTGAGGGCAAGTTCATTTAGAAGGGCCTTGAAGTGTCCAGCGTGTGCAGTCGCAGTTGGATACTCTTTGATAATCAAAGTACCCTGAGTCTTGGACGCAAGTTTATTTACCTTGTTATCGAACATCACTTTCGGGAGGTCAGTAATCTCCTGAATGTTGACATTGAGAAGGTTTGCATCAATTCTTTCCGCAATTCGTTCCTCTGCCATTTCAGCAGTGATATAGAGAACGTTCTTTCCTTGCAGTAAGACGGAACTAGCCACATGGCACATGAATAGGCTTTTTCCGACACCCGTACCAGCAAGAGCGATATTGAGAGTTTTATTAGGCAGACCACCTTTTGTGATCTTGTTAAAGTATTCAAGATCGAAAGGGATCTTCTCCTCTTTTCGATGATATACCTCGTAACGTTGCTCATAGTCTTGAAGATAATCGTGACCAATGTGATTATCGAATGACACAGCTAGTGCGTCACTAAGAATACTAGGAATGGCATCACGACCTTTGTCTTTATCCTGACCATCTGCAATCTTGATAGACTTCATCAAGGCAAGATAGATGGCACGGTCACGACACCACTTTTCTGTAGTATCTATCAACCATTCCTTATTTGTTTTTTCTGCACTGAGAGAAGATACAAGATCAATAATCTCTTTGAACTCAGTGTCAGTTACATCATTCCTGTTCTCAATTTCAATATTGAGAATCTCTTGGTTTGCAGGTTTGTCATACTTGACGACAAACTTTGTTACCTCCTCAAAGATCACACGATCTTTATGGTCCTCAAAGTAATCAGGTTGAATGAAAGGAACTACCTTACGAAGATAGTCCTCATCATGAATCATGTTGCGGAGGATTGTATTTTCAACTCTATCCATAATGGAGATACGTGCTCATGATGTACTTTGGTCCACTCACAGGAGGACGGCCTGCGTGTGGATACTCCCATGTGGGAGGGAAGATCAGGACTGAACCAGTCTCTGGCTTAATCATCTTACCATGAAGAGGGAACTCTGTCTCCCCTCCCTCATCCACTTCATTCAAATAGAAAAGAAGTGCAACGTAACGGCGTGCAGTTGCGTGATTTACAACATCTACATGTTCATCAAATCGATCCCTTGTTTCTGGATCATACTTCTTAACACGAAATTCCTCCATATATTTCACTGGAGGAAGATACCAAGATCTAGGACCTAAGATTTCTTTGTAGATATCCATTGCAGCCTTGACCCTTTGAACAAGGTAAGGGTTAGAACCAAGGTTCACCTGAGTGAACCTCGGCTTTGACTCACGATCTACTCTTTGTTTTTGATCAGATTGTTCAAACGACAGGATCAAGCTCTGACAGATGTCCTGGTGCAGGATCTTCGGTATCACCTGAACCATACGAGAACTCTTTTCTGGCTGCAACATCTAACTTCTCCATCACTTCTGGAGTGAAATAAACTTCTGGGTCTTTGAGAATGGCTTTTGCATAAACCTTCTTTCCGTCGATTTCATATCGACCTGCAACGTTCTTCCAGAGACCAGCCAATTCACCGAGCTCAAGAAGACCGTAATATCGATCAAGACCACGCTCATCGTAATAAA